ATAGAAGAGGTCAATCGAATTCTCTAAGATGAAGAGCGAAGACATGCAGAGAGTTCGCTGTAAAGATTATTCCAAGCGGACATCGAGCTCCATGCCCATTGTGCTGTGAGGTAGATGGTGAAAGTCAACAGCACGCCCATGATTGGGCCGTCCATTGTAGGCTTGTATTCAGAGTACTCAGTGCGAGGCTTGATGATGATTTTTGCTTCTGGCTTGGGAGCAAGAAGGAATGCAGAGGTGCTCGGCTTGATGGTGTCGCTTGCGTAGGTTTGTTGCATCATTTGTGGCTCTGGCATTGGCTCATCGGCAGGCAGCTCGTAAGTCTGCCCCCATTGATTAGTGCAATAGTGCTTGCCAAAGATAGTGAATTTCTCCATTGACTGATACACGATCTGCGGCTCGATGTGAATTGTGTGGTGATGCGTATGGACTTTGCAGCCAAGACCCACCACGCAACCTTCATCGATTGTAGTATACGTTGAGTCTCTTCCTTCATCCATTGTCATTTGCTTTAGGTATGTATCCTGCGGCCACCATAGCTGCAACGATGGCTGCAAGTGTCTCTGTGGTAATCTGCTTAAAGATAAGCGCGAACACAGAGCAGAGAATCACCAAGCTGCCAATGGTTGGCCTCCAGTGCTTAATGATTATGTCAAGCACTTGCCTTGGTTTGCTGACTCTTCTTGCGGCCATAGTTGTCAAACGATTGGTGTGAAATATAGTTGCGCCTCTTTCTTTCTCCTTCTTACAAGGCCCGTTGAAACTTCGCCGCCTGCTCTGTTCCACTTAAGGAACTCGGCTGCAATCTTCGGGTCGTTTGGGTTGGCTTTGATAAACCTCAACAGCTGCGACTTAGCAAGGTTTGCCGCACCTAGGTTGTATGTAAAACTTACAAGCGCATCAAACTGATTCTGATTCACCTTGGTAGCGTTAAGCAGTCCAAGCACGCTGCCCTCGAACTCCTTAAGATGATCCTTAAGAAGCTGCGCCGCCTGCTCTCTGGTTATGGTCTGCCCGAGCTTCACCTTGCTGCCATCTGCGTAGTAGGTTGCGCCATATCCAATGGTTGGCACAGATGCACTGCATAGGTAGGAAGTTAAACGCAAGCCTTCAAACTCTTGGATAAGTCTGATGCCATTAGCTGAAGATTTCATATTGAAATTGTATTACGCAGTAAGGCATATTTGCTGCGGTTGTTGTGACAAGTTCAACGAAGCAAGTGTTGTTTGTTGTTTCGGCTACAATTGAAAGTTCAACAATATCAGACAGTGTTCCAGCAACAGAGAACTGCATCAATCCAAATAGCTGCTTTGAATTTGTGAAGTTAGATGCCACTGGAAGTGACAATTCAAAAGAGCCAGTTGTCTCTCCTGCATCCACAATAACTTCCACCTGAATTGAGCAACTTACAATAGTTCCAACTTTAATGAATGTTGCAGCATTAGGTGTTGCAATTATGCCATTCGTTTCTGCGCTAACTGTCGGAGTATAGCTGCCACTTGACAAGATGTTCCCCAATTCAATCTGCGAAGATGTGCCTTCAGGGGATTGAGTGGTGTTGCTTACGTCAACGATGTAGAGCAAGTCATTGCTTGCTGCTTCCGTGATTGTTACTAAGTCTGTAATTTTTACGCCTGCCATGTCGTTAGTTGTTTAAAATGTATGTATGTGCTTCTGTTGAGTTCTTGAATTTTATTGCATTAAATGTAAATTGATTGACATTGATAAGGAACGTGCCCACGTTAGTGCCCAGGTGAACGCACATGTCGTCAACCACTTCGCATAGTTCCACATTGGATGCGATTGCTCCTATTACCGATGAATAGAAGGTAACGTATCCGCCTTCGAGAGTTATGTCTATCATATTATTGTCATTGAGATAAATGAAATTAAAGAAGAGTCTAGAGCATTGGCATTCTGAACTGCACCAATGATGTACTTGTCGCTTGTCCAATCGACTGCGATTGCAGAAAAAAGAGTATTTTGGTAATCGGTTGCGACATTGGTAACTACAACCGACATCATCTCGGTATTGGTAGTGGCATTTTTAACCACTCCAGTTCTTACCATTTGCTGCCCAAATGCTCCTGCTTGAGCACCTGAATAAACTCCTAAAAGAACTGCACCAGTCAAGTTGTTTGCAGAGTTTGCGTATAGTCTTATAGTATAACTATTAGCTGCTCCAGTCTTGCGGCCTCTCAACTTAAACTCAAGTATATTACCAGCTACAACTGAGTTGCCAGGAACAAGCACACCTTGACTGAAAGTATTAACTAGCAAACTTGATGCAGCTCCATCGGTTGTATTCTTATAAACTCCCAATGAAGCAATGGTGATGTTGCCACTGCCAAGCAATGTAGTCGAGTTGATGGTCTTGATGTTCGTGCCGCTTACCAGTGCGTCTTGCTTGGCCGCAAAAGTTGTGAAGTCAGCTGTGCTCAATGCTCCTCTGTTGGCTGCACTTGCCGTTGGTAGGTTGAAGGTATGAGTTGCAGTTGTCGATGATATAGCAAAGTCAGTGCCTCCCATTCCAACTGCGAGGTATTGCGTGTTGGCTGTTAGTCCGTTCAATGCTGATATGCCTCCTGCGAAGTTAGTAATCACTTGACATAGATGGCTGTCCTGCGTGTGCATGGTTATTGTCCTGCCTCCTACTGAGTTGACAATGTACACTCTTAATGCAAGCCTGTCCGTTACAAGTAGCGTTGTTTGTGGTACGGCAAGAGAAGTCAAGTAAAGGTCAATGATTATGCCCCCTGTTATCGCCTCAGGTATTAATGAACTATTGGCGATTGTGGTGAATGTGCTACCGTTGTACTTCAACAATTCAACGTAGAACGCTGGAGTGCCGCCAGCGGAGGATGCAGACATGAATATCTCGAAGTTCCAATTCCCTGCTGGTATCTCTAATCGGTTCGGGTCACCAACATCTGTCAGCCATTGGCTGATTAGCCCGTCCCCTGCCTTGCTGAAGTCTACCCCTGTGCCAATAACCGCAATTTGGCTCATCTGAAAGTATGTGGCTACCGATGCAGCAGTACCCCCGTTCAGGTAGTAGCTAACAGCAGAGCCACCACTTGCATTGCTTGGTAGAGTTGCAAGTTGCCCATCTCCTCTGATGTACTGCGTTGCAAGCCCTGCCGCTGCAACCGCCAATGTTCCGCTTGTAAGCACTGGGTTGCCAGTGACAGTGAATGCAGCAGGCATCGTAAGGTCGACCGATGATACTGATCCTTTGTTATTGAAGGTATTCCAATCGGTTGATGTCAAGTATCCATCAGTGCTGCCATCTGCTTGAGTGATGCTGATATCTGGAGTTGCGCCTCCGCTTGATGTGATTGGTGCTGTGCCGCTTACCGATTCCACAATGGTCGCAGGAAGCACAGGAATTGTAGGCTTGTTTAATATCTGATTGTTACCGCTTGTGGCATTCCAATCGGCAGGCCTTTCAATAGTTTGGAATCCTGCTCCAAGACTTGTCCAATAGGTAGTGTTGGTAGGTAGTAGTGAATCATTGTTTGCAATGCATCGGTAGATGTTTCCAAGATACCACACCACATTACCTATCACATACTGATTGCCAGTTGAGGTAAGATGATCAGTTGAGAATGCAATGGCAGTCATTATACCACCACCGCCACCGCCACCAATTGCTATCAATGGATCATCTGCCGTTCCGTTTCCGATGATGGTCACACCATCAACAGCAACCTCCGTCAAGCATGGTGTGCATGGCTGCAAGTCTGGAAGCGGAATGTCACCCGTTGCACAGATGTCGTAGCAGCCATCCTCTGTGCTTGTAATCACTTGAATGTCGAAGTCCACAGTCACACATGCCCATTCATAGTTCGCTGTTAAGGTCTTAATCTCGTTGATGTAGCCGCTCGGAATTACCTCGTAGTTAATCACCGCAATGCTCTGCTTAAACAATGGATCTGTTCCGCTTGTAAGCTTGTAGATTCTCGATGCAAGCCAGTCCTGAGCATCATCACCATCGCATGGCAGATGGCTCTTGCGCACAACTGCATAAGCAGTCAGCGGAAAGCTTGTAACATACAACTGCTTGCAGCCGCTCATCTTGTAGGCATCAGTCTTGACAACGGTTACCTTGCCGCGCTTAGCCCAGAACAATGTCCCTTGCTTAGCATCGAAGTTAGTAACTACTTCCGCCTGCCCATTGCCGATATAATGCACCCAAGCTTTATCATTGCCGTTTGCATTAAGCTCGCAAAGTCCGAACTGCTTGTCGAAGATATTCGCTACCTCAACACGCTGATTGAGCCGCTCGATAATGGTCTTAAGTAGATTCATGGTTTGCTTATCTGATTTGAGATTTGCTCAACAAGTAAGTCAGCATGTAGCTGCAACATCCTTGTTTGCTCCTCGTCTGTTGGTTGAAATATTGGGCCATATAACTTTTGCAATCCTGCCGCCTTTCCAGATTCATCTGCTTGGATGTAGATTGCAACTCCAAAGCCTTCGCTGAATACCGAGCCTTGGTCTGTTGCAAATGATCGCTTAAGAAATCCTGTGAGCTCCAAAGGTGGTCGGCCATTCTTGGCTTTGATTTTTGCATAAGCAGGAGTGTAAGGCTTGGTCGGCAATGTTTGCCCTGCCGAATTAGTTCCTCCGCTTGTGCCTGTTCCAAAGATTCTGATGAACATCTCTCTGCGCATATCTAGAACGGCGGCAGACAAAGGAGTAAAGCCAGAACTCCATTCGGATAACAGCCCATTAATTCGATCACTTATCTCCTTTGGTGTAGCCATTATGGAAGTGCTGTGACGTACTTCATATTTCTTCTGCAATCAAAGCACGTATTGTCGCTTGGCAGTCGCATGTTCTGCAACATCGCCGTGAGCTCTTCGCTGTATCTTGTCGCTGCAATGTCTCGCCCTGCAATCATACCATCGTTAGGGTCTGATGTTGCGAAGCCTGTGTTTACGCTAACTGTTGTGTTCACTCGCTGGTTTGGGCTGATTGTTAGCCCGTAGTTATAAATCTCAACCGCCGTTGCATAAGCAAGCGGCATCGCCATCAATCCACCTATGCTGCATAGCCAAGCTTCTCTGTCGCAGTTCACATTATAAACCAACGACATCCCCTGCGTGTACTTCTTGGACTTAGAACTTACCACATCATCTCCGCTCACTGTTAACTCGATACCAATCGCATCCACAAATGGACACATGTGCACCGCTCTCAAGTTACCTCCGCAATCCGTGCAGCTTCCCTTTTTAGGAATCATTCTTGTTGTGTCATACAATGACTCATAGACAAATGCCAAATCTAACTTGCGGCGGTTAGCCTTGAAGGTCTTCCCGATGAACTGCTCAACCGCTTCCGATTGGTAGAAGAAAGAATCAATAAGCTTTAGCGTTGCCATGTCGTAGACAAATATCTCGACAGGAGTTGCCATCGTATAGATGTCAATCTTAAAGTTTGATAGGTAAAAGTTTAAGAAGCTTTCGGTGTTCGGGTCAATCGTCACTCTGATGCCAGTATACTTTCCTGCTCCAACTGCAACATCGACATTGCTTGCATTGCTTACCACTTGACCGATGCGCTTGCTTTCAACAACTGTGTCTGCTTTCATCATCGGTGTTAGCCTGCTCAGCACATCGGTTGACATCTTGCGCCAGGCGAATGCTCGCTTTGCTTCAAAGAGCTCAACTCCGCTGTTGTATTGGTCAGTGATTAGCTGCCCGAGTAAAGTCTGATTGATGCCGAGGTCATCGATATAAAGCCCAGTAGTTGGCTCTGGTCTGTCGCACCCTTGAAGGCCAAGAAGTTTTTCGTAGCACATTGGCTGTCTTATTTTTCACAAAGATAAATAAAAAAGGAGAGGCTTGCACCTCTCCCTTAAATCATTGTGTCAGCAAATTATCGCTGC